CTGGGACTCAACATCACTATGTATAAGATTAATAAACCCTATACACCTACAGCTGCGTCTCCTATAAGTGACCTGTAAAATAAGTTTAATAAATCAATATGCTTATATAACTCATTAATATCGTATGACATCTTCAACATAATTGATATACACATTACCACAAGAGCAATGAGTATAATTGTAAGTATATTTTTCTTAACCCATTTCATATGAGTATTTATTGCTCTTACTGCTGTTAGCAGACTTTGTTAGATATTGTAAATTATGTATTGTGTGTAAACCACTAACATACTTACCATTTAAAGGAACAATATGATCAACAGTCATATGTAAAGGACATTGTAAATAAAATTCTTTAATGGCTGCTCTATCATTAAATACAAGTCTTTCCCTTAAACGTCTTGCATTAATACTATTACGTTCTTTGTGTTTATCCTTTGTATAATGCTTTCTTTGATAGGCCCTAATATAGTCGGCATTCTTTATTTGCCATTGTTTGTAATAAAGGGGATCCTTATATAACTTGTTCTTTTGTCTATTACACCTAATACAATAACTAGATTTGTATTTTACTTTTGTTTTGTAATGTATGTAATATTTTAATCTTCTAATACGGCTGTTGCATTTAGGACAACCTGTATGATGTAAATATAATTGTCTTCTATTCAATTTATTCATATAGTATATTATATATGACTTATTTAAGAAAGTCAAGCACACCGACTTATATCCGAAAAAAAATCTGTGGGAAAATTTTAATATAAAAGAATATACCTAGAACTTGATCTATGAATGTTATAGATTAACTTTCCTAGCCAGTCCTAATAGTGCTTGCTGCGCTACTAATTATGGTCAATTGGGTTACCGTATGTGTGATACTCACCTTGTGCTGTACGTGTGCTTGTAGATTGTGATGTTTCTAATATCTGGCCAGCCACTAGCTTATATGTACCACCTACTCTTACATTCATATTGTTATTAGCGAACATATTAATATCTCCATCTAAAGCAGCCATGTTAATGTTACCTTTATCTACTTGTATATTCACATTAGCATTAGGCCCTATCTGTATGTCATAGTTGTTATTAGCAGCACCATCAGCATTGATAATGATCTTATGTCTTCCCCCTATAGTAAGGTCAGAGGAGCCTTTGATATAGACCTTTGAGTCTTTCTCGGTTATCGTGTGGGTTGAGTCTTTGTTTATATCGTTTCGTGTACCATCGGCCGTGATTTCTGTTTCTGTACCAGAGTGATGATATAAAAGGATTCTCTCAGCCTTTGGTGTATCATCAAATTCTAATATATGGCCTGATTCTGATTCATATACGTGATTGTTAGGATAGGTAGCAGCGTAAGTGTTTTCAGGTAGGGACCATACGTCTCCTTCTGATTGGGCTATACTCACTATACCATCTGCGACAGGAAGTATATTAGCGGAAGGTATGCCTGTATAAGAATCCCCTCTAAAGGCCTTACGCCATGCAAGGGTTAAGTGTTCTTTTTCTTCGTCATTTACTGCAAGTCTATTTACATCATTCTCAGCGAACCGTGGGTAGGTACCACTAGGGTCTGAAAACCCAAGGCCTTCTTGCTGATTCTGATAACCTGTAGTAATAGGTTTGCCAGGGAGGGAACCAAGTATTACTGCGTCTTGTTTTGTTTCACAATCTCTAAAGAAACCAATTACCCAAGACCCTTCAAGTAGGCCGAGAGGAGTTTGTCCAATGCCCGATACGCCAGATGAAGTAATAGGTAATAGAGGATGGGCCCATGGTAGATCGGCCGTGGGCATTATGTTGCGATCATCTGTGTGATAACCTAAGCAACGAACACGTACTCGGCCCAATTTAAGCGGGTCTGCTCTATCTTCTACGACACCTGCGAACCAGATGAAACCATCTCTGCCCATAAAATCTGTACTACTCATTTAATTTTTTCCCATAAATGACCGTATTTAACCAGGTCAAGCTAATGTATTTATCCGTATTTAAAGGTATTGCGTAGGCGCCGCGGTGCGTAGCACTTATTATAGCCATCTCTTGTACCATCTCTTAATACCTCTTATATTCATTGATTTATTGTGTATCTTATCTTTCATATATCTCAAATTGTCTTTGGTTTGTATGTAAGGCTGTGTTCTATGTCTGTCTTACATTGTTTGTATATTGCATAGATGTGGCCTCTCATATGGCCATAACCCTTATATAAAAATTTTTTTCGAATCTCGCAATAAACTTTGAGCATACTAGAAGAATCCTTTAAAGAAGCTTCTAGCACTCTTTAGATTTTGTTTAAATGAGACCATACTAGACGCCACAAAGTTATTGATTCTACTAGAAATTCTATCTCTTGCCATAGGGTTTAGTGAGTTAAAGTTCGTTAGAGATGATAGGTTTATGCCCCCTAGTGCTAACTTGGCCTTTTCTGCGATCTTCTCTACCACAGTCTTACGTTCTAATACTGCTTTGTTTATCTGCGCTAGATGTTTTACTTGTTGTACCCTATTGGATGTACTGTTTAAAACGGCATTAATACTCTTATTTGCGGCGTCCTTTGCATTTAGATCACTTGTATTGAGATCAACACCTAGTGCCTTTGCTATGTCTTCTACGGTGCTTATCTGTGGTGATGGAATTTTGCCGTCTAATTTGTTCTTTAATGGGATCAATGTTGATATATCAATCCCAGATCCTATTACATCTATAGGTTGTGATCTGAAATGTGCATTTGCCTTAAAGGTATCTGCATTAGGTAGATCAGTAGCAAACACGTTTCTAACCACGGTTATACCTGTTGTATGTTTCTGTTCAATGAAATCCATCTGATGGTGTAATGATTTAATTAGGTATCGGCCTGTTAATAATTGATCTATTACATCAAACCTTTCCACCTTATTATCACTTGTTGCTTCTGCGGCGTTATAACTAGGTACTTCACACCATACTAGATCACCTATGTTATAGGTAAAGTTGCCTGGTACGTCTATGTTCATTGAGAAGTAATCACGGCTTGCAATAGACAATGCTCGTTTCGCTGCCCTTCTTTTATCTTGTGATGTACCCTCGCTATTTCTTATGTGATTTGATTTTGTTATTGGTTTTACAAATACACGACTAAAATAATCATCCATATACTTACGATTATCAGCACCTGACGCCTTGGTCAATTTGCTGGCGTGTAATCTATTAATCTGGTGTTTGTTCTCACTACCATATGTCTTATCATCAACCGTATAGTTATCATCAAAATCAGCAGGACCTGGTGGCATAATACCTTGGTATATGTTCATTTGTGTTGGCGATCCTGTTGGAGCGTCTATGTGTAATGCTCTCTCGTAATAGTTTGTATATGTCATTTTGCTCTTGACATATTTCTTATCAATTAGGTCGTGGCCATAGGTTGTTGATCCAAACAATCCTCGTCTTGTATTTAATAGTGTGTTATATGATTCGTTAAATGAAAATGAATATGGTTTAGTTATAGGTGAATCTACATCTGCGTCTGGTGTACTAAAGTTAGGATTGAAAGCAGATAACAGGTCTATGTATGCTACAAATGGTCTGTTTTGATCTGTATCAGCTGACTCTCTATACAATGACTCAAGCGTTCTAAAATGAAAACCTCTATTGTTTTCATAAAACATATAGTGTGGTGTTCTAAAATTAGCAGGTTCACTCTTTGATTTGAGCATTTTGATAGCGTCAATCGGTCTAACGTTTGGAAATGTAAATGAGTAATTACCTAGTGTCGGGTCTACGAATAATTCCTTTTTAGAGTTCAACAATTCTTTATCACCTTTAAATATATTATTGACCATCTCACCATATGAACCTGATAAGGTTTTACTAACTCGTATTCTCTCGTTTCGTATTGATTCTATTGATGTAAAGAACAAGGCAATCGCCTGAACATTTTGAGATGTTTTTACTGACCTCTTTTCATACACTTGAAATCTATGATTGGATGCGTCTATCTCCTCATCACCAGTAGCCAAGTCTATTGGTGTTCTCATTTTAAATTCTAAAAACTCATTACCGATAATAGGTAGTTTGTTAGTAGCACCTACCGTATCATAGAACATTATATTGCCTGATTGAAATGGGGAATCTAAATCTTGGTATATATTGACTAATGCTGTTAGACCTGTAATGTCTAATTGTGAACCACCATATGAATATAGGATTATTTCTTTAACTCTAAAATCGCCAGGGTATCTAGGCGTTGTATCATCATATTTTGGCATATCCTGTTCAGACATTTTATGCTCCTATCAATGTAGTAAATTCTTCTGCTATTAGGTCTAAAAATTCACTTCTAATTAATCTTATTCTACCTTTTTTATTCTGTTGTCTTAATTCGTATTCGTAATTAGTTATAGCTGTTGCACCTGCTGTGCCTTCACTTACCTGTATTTTGTGTGAGTCGTCAAAAGAAGTTATGGGACCAGACTCTTGTGCAACCTCATAATGATGAACAGCATTTACATCAGCGTATTTGTCGTTTATGTATGTTTCAAATTGGGCACTTCTTAATGGCCAGTCATAGAAACGATCTTTTATATTGTTGAATAGTAAAATGATCCAGTAGTATTTTTGATCACCATAGAATTGCTCTGATACTGATTCAGGTGTTTCTTCACCACCCACATCATACAGATCAAATAATGCACCTGACTCTTTTATTCCACCTTTAATCTGCACTCGTCTTAATAGGTTGGTAACTAACTTGTAATTACCTTCGCCTGCAGCGTCATAATAGATTTTAGGAAATTTACTGAAATATGCTGGCATAATTATTCCTTATAGTGATCCATTCTTTGCTGGTGTGTCCCTTGGATCATTTTGAGCGCTGTTTCTTAAAGTGTTATATCTAGTTCTTTCCATTAGTTCTAGTTCTCTAAATGTTAGTGTTGCGTCTATTGACACAGGATCACCACTTGGGTGTGCGCTAAATTTGTCTGAACCATAATCTATATCAACAGCTGTACAAGCACATAAACCTATTTGATCTAGGTATGGATTGATTTTAGTACCTTTCATAAATCTAATTACAAACTCGTGTGGTACTTTGTAAGCAGCAATACTTGAACCTGTTCCATATTTAGAAGGCAACATTGCGTTTTTAATTGCGTGTAGTATATTATTTACTACATCTGATTCTCTTTTTCCTCTAGGTGTAAATTTAAAAGTAAATGAGAAAGTTCTATAATCAATACCATTAAATATCATCTCGGTCATGGCTGCTGGAGCAATACCTGTTCGTCTTTGTATTGAAGCACCTAGACCTGCACCTAAACCTCCAGTGACAAATCCTGATAGTCCTGTGACTAACTTACCTGCTTGTTGAGCAATAGCACCTGCGTCTGAACCAAAAAACTCACCTGCGTTAAAGGCGTCTTTAATCTTTGCCATAGCACCAAATACTCCACCTATTTCAGCAGGACCGTATTCGGCTGCCATATTAAATTTTAATGTTTGTGGCATATAGATTGCAATTGAATCTACAACGTTTCTTGCATTACCTGTACCTGTAGGTAATCCTAACATACCTGAAGCAGTACCTTCACCAAAAAATCTGTTTGCACCATATACGACCGTGTTTAGATTGTCTTCTCTTTTTGTCATCTGGTGGTTACCTACTGAAGTTGCATGGCCAGTTGAGTTTCTAGGTCCTGCAGCTTTTGTTCTTTCTATAATATCAAATAAAATATAGTGCTCGTGGTCTGGCTTGTTATCGTCCGTAGGATATACAAATACTCTACCACTATTATAAGTATGTGGATTTGAATAATCTGCATTTGTGGGATTGTAATTGATAATACCTTTTTTACTTGCTATAACTTTTGAAAAACTAGGCACATTAATGCCTTTCAAAACACTCTGGGATTTACCCAGGCCGTTTAGTATTGATGTTATTGCTTTAAAAGGTTGAAATGCCATATCTATATTTATTAATAATAATCAACAAATCCTGAGTTGTTCTTTGTCCCTATTGTATTTGATCCGTATTCTGTTTTGTTAGTGTTTTGTGAATTATCGTTTGTTTGAACATTGTTATTCACAACATTATTAGTTGTTGCAGCAACTGAATCTGTAGCCTTGGCTATATGTGCCTTATTGATTGATTCAATAGTATGCATTTTCTTTTCAGTTGTGTTTGTTATTGATGATGTATCCGTATTTGTAACCATATCACCTTGGTTTGTTGTAGGTGACGTGATTATCTGCATAATCTTTTCTACTTTGTCGTCTTTAATTTTGCCTGAAAAATAACTTGTGACCCTTTGACCTACGCCTGCGTCTTGTTTTGCTTTTGCGTATTGTTCTAATGATACAAGTTCTGAATCAATATCACCTCTAGCAATTAATTTCTTATATTCATCTTTGTTGATAGCGTCTAGTCTTCTTTTGTTCTCATCATCTATATCCTCTTGCAACACACCTTCATTCATATATGATCCTGAGAAATTCTGACCTTGTTCGGCCAACTCTGCTTTTTCTTCATCACCTTGTGCTCTGTTTAAATATGCAAGAAAGGCAGGTATACCGACTATAGTTGCTATTAAAGCAAGTGGGGTTGCAAGCCCAGCGATTGCTGTACCGAATAACCCAAGTCTTGCAGCCATTTTAGCTAAACTAGCGCCTTTGATAAACTTAACAAACTTTTTAATACCTAGATAACCAAGTATGCCTTCTGCCCCACCTATACCACCTAATAAACCACCATCTTTGTCTGATTTCTTACCTAGTAATTCGTTTGTAAGTTCACTTTCTACTAAAATCTTTTCTAATAAGCCAGATGATGTATCAAATTGCTCATCTGATTCTCGTTCTTCTTCTACTTTTTCTTCTTTATCTTCTTTAAACAAATCAGTTCTGGTACTTTGACCCATTATTTGTTTAGTGGCCTGTTTTGCTTGTGTCTTTGTCTGTTGTGCTTCACTAGACGTTTGGTTTGCTACTACATCCGAATTGTTATCTTTTCTTGTTTCTCTAGCACTTCGTTTTCTTAAACCCTTTTTCATTCTTAATGACTCGGCCTCACCTTCTTCTTCAGCACGAATTGCTCTCTCAATTCTTTTACCTATGATAGGTATTTGTGTAAGGCCTATTCTATTTGCAAGTTTAAGAGGTTTAAGTTCTTTCTTAAAATCTCTAAATGCAAGTTTCAATCTAGTTGATACACCTAATACCGAATCTAGTTTTTTATTTGTTGCACCTACAGTATTTTCTAAAAACTCTCTTTCAGCTTTACTTAACTTAGCGTCACCTTTTAATTTGTATAGTTCGCTAAGTGTTTTATCAGTTGATTTCTGCGTTTGGAGAGCCTCATCATAATCTGCACCTTTAAGACCATCTAAAGATGAAAAAGTATAGTTATCAACAAAGGTAATTATATCTGGTCGTATACCTGCTTTATTTAACTTCTCCTCATTCTGATAACCACCTTGTTTAGCAGATTGATCAATAAACTCTTGTAATGAGTCAGATATAGCAAACTTCTCATCATCTTCCAACTTTCTTTGTTTCGCTAAGATGGATTCAAAGTTTATACTAGGTTTTCTAAATTTTACTTCTTGCTCTGCCATTTAATTATTTCTCGTTTTCACAATTACATTCTTTACAAGGACATAAGTCCAAATATTCATCAATGTGTTCTTTGTCTCCAAGGCCTGATAATGTAGGATTGCAATGACAATCGTGGTTACAATCTTTACAGTTGGCCATTAGTCTTTATTCTTAATTTTAGTTGCTTTACCATTTACATAAATTGCAAACCAACCTGCACCAGCCCCAACGACTACAGATACTAACCCTGCTTGTGCATTGTTAGGTGCCTCTAGTGCCATAAACCAAGTGATAACTTCCATAAATGCATATGCATAAGCTGCCATCATTAATCTTGGTACTGCTCTCCAGTTAGAAAGCAATTCTGGTATTTCTACTTCTATAAAGTGCCATAGTTGTCTAACAGCAAATTTAAAACCGTTCCAACCACCACTTAAAAATTTATTAATGTTCCACATATTAATTAACCCCTTTTCTTTTCTCTTATTTTTTCGTTTTCTTCTTTTATATGTTGCATTAACATTTCAACATATATTTCCCTCTCCCACGGTATCATTTCTTCTAACTCGTTCAATGAATACTTATGGTACTGCATTAAAGCAAAGTTAGTTCTATAATAAGACTCTAGGCTCTCGTGCAAGAGGGTTACTGAAAAAAATCAGACGCCCCTTGTAGCAATAACGTAAAGTCTTTACCTGATTGAGGATTCTTATACTTAACCAGGTGTGATACAACAGGTAACGCTTCAAAATACTTTCTTATCATATTGAATTGTTTTGTTGTAAGGTGATTAACAAACTCCTCTAGTTCTTCTACAGACAGATCAGCTGCTTCAAACACCTCCTCACCATTATAAATTTGTTCAATGCAATCTCTTACCAGGCCATAACTTAAATCTAATAGTGTCTTCTTATTAGATATATGTTTTATGGTCGGCACTTTCATAATCACACCATAGTCTTTATCAAACTCAACCTTTCGCTCAAACTTCTTATTGAGATCAGGTTTTACATCTTCTATTTTCAAACTATAATCTACACTCATTTTTTCATCATCTGGACATTTGAGTTTTAAATCTATTTGTTCTCCAACAGACTTACCTCTAATGTTTAACCATAGATATTCAAAGTCATAAACTGGTAACTTCGTCACATCTATTTTAGATAATGTACAAGATTGAACAATATTAATTAAAGCATTGTTCATCTCGGCCTCATCTTTACTTTCAACGGCCATCAATAATATCTTTTCTTCTTTTATCAAAAATGGTCTATACTTAACCAGATTGTTATTTGATAAAGTCAAATCATATTCAGGCACTTTTATAAATGATAAACTCATTATTTAACTCCTTTATTAATAAAATATATCACGTATGATTTTAGGGTCTGGAAGACCTTTCGGGAACACACGTCCTCCCGTGACTCTGCCAATTGGCAAATTTCTTCTAACTGTTTCATAGACTTGACGCCCAGCACTTCCAATCATACCACCTATACCAAAAGGTAAGTTATCTAAAAAGTTACCTTGTATTGCTGTCGTATTCTGTCTATATTCGTTTCTATTTAATGTACTAAATTCTTTTGTATCACCTTTTGCCAAGTAATTCCATGCTGTTGTAGCATAATTTCTATATGCAAAGGTCACACTTGTTTTTACTATTGCATTTTGAGTATCATATGACAATGGTGTAGCAGCAATTGATTTAGGCCATGCCTCATAACATTGTACTTGAAATGCTGATTGACCTGAATGGTCACCTAACACTTGTCTTAATTTCTGTCTATCTGCAGCTGCGTCACCTGTGTTCTCAAAATTCATAAGGGCTGCTGTAAATGTTTTTGTAAGTGGTGTAATTGTAATCATACAATTTTTAGCATAGTCATCATAGTAACCTATATTGTGAGATATAGGATCAACAATCATATTCTGCCATGCTTCAAAAAATAGTCGTTCTTCAAAATTAACACTTGTATAATACTCTAATGTTATTTCATCAAAGGATACATTTTTTGCAATCTTTCTACTAGGTCCATAAAATGTTTCATTAACATCATCCGTAATAGTTTTACCTGGCATTTGAACATTTGAACAAAATAAGTCCATACGATATTGCATTGCCTTTTTAATTGCAACTGATAACCCAGCTGATCTATACATTCTAGCAGTTTGGTCTTTTGCGTCTGTATCAGGATAAACCATATTTTGTGCTAACATACCTTGAGGACCATCAATGGTCACCATAAAGTTAGTTGGTCTTGCAAACCCACCTGCCTGTGTTATACCTGATCTGAATACGTTATAAACTGAATTGTAATTAGATGAAACGTTGTTGTGTGATATTCTACGATTAGTTGCCTTTACATCAAATTGTGGTCTTGATGGTGGTATACCTAATCGGATATCTAAATCGCCAAATCTTTTACCTACACTTATTACACTCATTATAGAAATTTCCTACTATCTGCATATACGGCACTATCAGGCGCCTTTTTAAACCTCTGGACAGGTAAATAAATTGCGATTGCAGCGTCATCTGTATTTATCCTTAAAAAACCTGTCTGTACATATGAGTACAAATACTTTTTGATTGTTGGTTTTACAATCTTCATTCTTTTTACATCATCATAATTGACATCAAATTTTGTATTACGATCAAATCTATTATCACTTGCTGTTGCCTGCATACGTTCTAATAATCTAAATCTCAATAGAGGTGGTAGATAGTGAAAGTTCATACCCATAAACCCACCTTTTATTGGTTCTAAAGGTAATACAAGTGGGAATATATCATAGTATGGTAGTGTCTTTCTGTGTTTAGGATTATACCCAAATAAGTTCAATCTCCCTACACTAGGTCTCCCTTGTAGTTTGCCTTCTCTAAACATCTGACCTGCTGTTTTACCACTAGCAATCTTATTTACTTGTGCTCTATACCAGGTAGCAGACCTGTCTGTATCCCCTGCTTTTAACTTTATATTGTCAAATATACTTGCCATAATACTATTTAT